CACCTTGTGGACCTTGATAGTTATCATAACGAGGCGCTTCTCCGCCATTAGCCATCTTCTTAGGTTCTTGTGGCACTTTAGCGAGTGCTAGAAGCTGTTCCTTCATCTTAGGATTAAGGACATTATGGGCTATAGTTAATGTATGACCATCTTTATGCTGTAAAGTCGTAGACTTATCATCAGACTTAACATGCTTAAACTTCTTAGGATCAATACCTAGTGAGTTGCCCATTATTTTTTGTTCCTGCTTTTAGCCATAGTTGCATGTACGAATTTCATTGCTTCCCAATGCGGATTCTTAGACTGCATAACTTTATTAGGGATAACAATACCACCGGCTTCTAATGTCTTAGGAACGGTATCATTCGCATAGTTATTCCCTTTGAATTTAGGCTTACCTGGGATGCGCTCACCTGTAGATAATGGATTAGCCTTACCTTCTGCTACTTTTTTGACGTCTTTGGGTGGTAAATACTGTTCACCTGGAGATACTAAAGCAGGTACTTTACCGCCTTCAGCCGCTTTTAGCATATTAGGATCATATTGTTGGATAGCATCATCAGGGACTTGAGCATTATCATTACTATCATCAGGCGAACTACTAAATAAAGCTTTAGCGCCTTTACCTATAGCATTCCCAATACCTTGGCCTGCTTGCATTCCTGCTTGGTAATTAACCGCATATGGAGAACCTGATTGTGAAGCCGCCATAGAACTGCCTTGTTTACTCAAAGCTTTAGCGAATTTACTTTGGGGCCCAGATACATTAGCTTTAACAGGACCACCATCAGCCAACAAGGCTGCTACAGTACCGATAATACTACCTAATCCGCCACCGCTGTCTTTACCGCTGGAAGCTGGGGCAGGAGCGGCTGCAGGAGGAGCACTAGAAGAACTAGAATCCTCAGAAGGGTTTGTATATTCAGACTTACCTAGGTCGGCTTCGACTTCTCCGCCTTCAGCGAATATAGATGATACTGAATTCATCAAGCCGCCGATAATACCTTGCTTATTAGCTGCGTTACCGGCTGCAGTTTGACCATTAACAGTATTCATGCCATTCTGCATATTAACGTTAGCATTATTATATGCTGTATTAGCTTGCTGAAGGATGTTCTGTTCGTTTTGGGCAGCGTTATTATATCCAGTTATGCCTTGTCCAAGTTGATTAACTTGGTTCTGAGCTATACCTGTTTGAGCATTTATAGCATTAAGAGATTGCTGGGCTTGAAGAGCCGCTCCCTGTCCTGCTGCTTGTTGCTGAGTATTAGCGCCCTGTTGTGCTGCTTGTCTAGCAATCATACCAGCGTTAGCGCCAGATCCACGTTGACCAGCCATAAGAGCAGCTTGGTTAGCTACGTTTTGACCAGTTTGATTATTAAGCATAGCTTGAGCAGGATTAGGACCTGTTCCATTAGCTATACCACTTAATTGATTATAGTTGGCATTCTGATTCCCTATACCATTTTGTCCTTGAAGAGCACTAACGAAATTCTGTTGATTAGTTAGTCCACTTTGAGAAGTATCATATGCATTCTGAAGTTGAGCAGTATTAGTACCGGGAGTTAGATTAGCTGCCTGGGCTTGGAAACTGTTTTGAGTACCGCCGAATAAAGTACCTACTGGATTAAATATCTGACTAGCTACACTATTACTACCGCCTAAAATACCACCTGGGTTCATATAGGTGTTAGCAGCAGCTACAGGGTTTTGATTATTAAGACTAGGATTACCAGAAGATCTAGAAGAACCGGCTAATTGTGTAGGATTAGGTACGTCTTGGGTGTGGACTGTACCACCAGAATCGAAATGTGGGATAGTGTGTTTTAGAACAGCTAGAGCAAACTTAGCTTTTTTATCGGCATTATCCATAGAATAGAGACTCCTTAAAAGCCAAGGGCATAGGTGTAGCTGACTCCTATACTTATATGTACTTTAGTCAATTCTAGTCGTTTTAGGATATCATTATATTGATCTGGTACTATAATCTGTTGTAATTTCAGGTCTTTAGCTTCATTTAATACTGCTTCTAATACCTTTTGAATACCTATATCCGCTAGTTTTCCTCCAATATAGCGATTATATACAATCGTATCCAAATGGCATACAATACTTCCCTCGACTTTGCGTAAGAAACAGGCAGCTATGATCTTTTTATTGCGGATTGCTATATATCCGATTTTAGGCAGGTTTTTATAAGGTATTTTGTTATCCATTACATCTACTAGTGAGATGTAATGTTTAAACTTGAATGGAAGTACTTTAATACTATCCAAAAGACTTCTTCGCTGATTGAGTCCTGTAACCTTTTTTCATACCTACTATAAGAGCTAGACCTGATAGAGTAAGTCCTTGTCCTGCTGCTTGACCTAGACTCGGATCGTATACTTCTTGTATAGATACTTGAAAAGACTCACACTTTTGCTTAGTTGGAAACATTCTAGCGCTGAATACGTTTCCAGGACCGCCCCAAGGACCGCCTGAGCCCCATTGAGCTTCTCCGCCCCAATTTGCGACATAATTATCAGGTAATACTTTAATAGCTTGTCTAGCTGATGAGTTGTAATCATAAGCCATATAAACATCAAGTGTAAAAGGTGTATAATAAGTGCCAAGTAGATTAGCAAAATAAAAGCGTTCATATCCTTGTAGTCCTGCAATATTGATCCATGAAGTTGTTAAAGACATAAGGACAGGACTAGAACCATCTAGGTACATACCTGGGGTTTCTTGATATACCATACCTAAAGAGTTAAGGTAGGTATGCTCAGATTGGTACAATGTACCTGAAATAGCTAATACATTCGTATGGGTAGCCCATTGGTTATAGAAATAGTCATACATTAAAGTTATGTTATTATCTAGAATAAACCGTACTTGGTTAGTACCAGGAATAACAGAAGAGCTTTTAACTACATTATCATTATACTGCTCTACTGGAGCACCGATGTAGTTAGTAGATAGATCTCTACCTAATAGCCAGATACCTTTATCAGATTGAAACATAATACCATTAGGCATAAGGATAATAGAACTAGGGTTAGCGCAGCCTACTGAAGATGTAATAAAGACTGGATCAGAGAAGGTGCTGTTAGCTCCCGTATTATCAGGACCAGAACCATTTATATAGTAGATAGCATCCTTTTTAAAGATAATAAGCTTATCATCCATAGCTCCTAAAGCTGTCATAGGCCCTGTAGAACCTTGGGCACCTGATGTTGGAGCAACATATATAGTTAATAGGTCTGACATTTCAACTGGTGTAGCTTCAATCACCTGTTTAGAGAACCATAGAAGGTTACGATCTTCAGCATCTATTAGGAATAGTCTATTATTGAATAAGGCAGAAGCTATAGAAGCAGGGGCTGCGATATTCTCTACTACTCCACCCGTTGTATACAGCAAAGTGGTACCTAAGATAGCTGAATCAGCCAAAGTATCTGTAATCGTTATATAATCTACAGTCGTATCATTAATATGCGGGTTAGTTACACTAGTGAATTGATAGTATACCTGTTGGGCTACAGACCATCTGTAACCTACGATTCTAATAGGATTAGGAGACACTTTATAGGTAAGTCTATCAGTTGGCACGTAATAAGTGTTACTAGAAGTAGATCCAGTAGTAACTACTTTAATAGGGATAGAAGGAGCAGACCTATGGAGTTGACCTTGATTATCAGTCCATTCATATGTAAATACTGCATAATACGTATTAGCAGTAATCAAACCGCCAGTAGTAGAAGTAGTAGCAGATATGTTTTCTGGCCAAACTTGGAATCCATGTTCGACTGGTTTAACACTATCGTATTCCCAAAGCTGTCCACCTGTTAAGTGTAAGGCTCCTGCTATCTCTGAACTATATTGTGTAGCCGTATCTAATGAGAATATAGCCAGATTAATACCTGTTTGAGTATAAATGCTATTAACCTGGGTATTAGCAGGAAGATTAGTATCTTTGTTAACTGTAGTCAAGAAATCCGTAATCAAATAAGGTACATAGAATGTAGAACCTACTACTTTTACTTTAGGTAAGACTTGGGATACTGCGTACCCGCCACCATTAGAATAAGCGAGTCTGGCATAGATATTCCCTAGACTATCTACAAGAAAATAGCTAGGTTGATTAGTATTATCTGCAGCCGAGATATTGTTTTTATCTCCATAAGCTACCAGCATATACATAACGCCATTAGCTCCTATAAATGCTTTAGAAGCTAACCCTACGCTTCTTAACATTACGGTTGTAGGACCTACAGTACCTACTCCTGCACCAGATATAGGTAAAGTAACTGTTAATTTAGATATAAAGTCCGTTCTAGCTGTATTAGGATCGGTAGAAGGTGCTGTATCGTAATAATTAATGTTTTGATAGAATACTGATTGTACTCGGCTATCTGATAGACTAGTAATCTCGGCTATAGCAGTAGCCGTAATAATCTGCGTAGCAGCCATTACTTGAGTTAAAGAGTAATCGAAGGCTGCTGAATACCCATTATTACCGCCTGTAGCGCTCCAATAAGCTATAAATATGCGATTAGCTACGATGTCTGCAGATATAGTCATTAAATCAGCATTCGAAGCAGCAAGAGTAGTAACAACGGAGATTGCTTGTGCAGAAGTCATGTAAGCAAGTTTAACTGTATTACCGCCGCCTTCCCAAGCCATATATAATTGATTATTTAAAGAAACACCATCATATCCAGCATTTAGATTAGATACATTCGTACTAAAATCTGTAGCAGGACTAGCTATAGCAGGAGTAGCAGTCGGTATAGAAATATATTGAAGATGAGTCTGGCCTAATATTGTAGCCATAAACGTTATAATAAAATATGGTCCTACATGGAATACTCTGGGATTAGTAGCGGTAGCGGGTAGAACTTGTCTACTTACAATCTGCTCACCTGTTACACTATCAGAAATTTGATAATATGCTGCCCCATTATCTACATATACTAAACAAGCTAACCCATTATCGGTTATAGTAGAATCCGGGCTTATCTGGCTTGTGCTAGATCTGATTAATGATTGAGTAGCTAATTTAACTGGCTGGACTGTGCCCTTATCAAGCCATTGATTAGTATCAGCAGAAAATGAATATAGATTAGATCCAGTAGCTATTAGATTATCGTTAAGAGTCGTTAATGTAGTCTGTTGAGAATTAGGAAGTTTAGTTATGTTCTTGAAACCATTACGTTTAGTTAAACGTCCAGCCTTAGAGAATATAGAATTAACTAAAGTAAGGAATGAACCTACCTGTAATTGATAAGGATCAGTTTTAGTATCCAAACCTTTTAAGAAGTTAATTGAGATAGGCTGCTTTTGAAGCGCCATTTATAACTCGTACAATAAGAATTTAACGTTTGTTAAAGTAGCAGTACCAGAAGCGTTAAATGTTTCTAATCTGCATCTATAAGTATATGTACCTGCAGCAGGAGTATCTATAATAGCTATAGGACCTGAAGAAGACTGAACGACACTAGTTAATAGAACAAACCCAAAGTTATTAGTTTGGCCAGGATTCATTTGTACAAATGTTTGTAAGACTGTGTTAGTAGATCCATCAAACCTAGTAAGAATAAGTCTAGCACTGACTGCTGCAGCCGTATTAAAAGTACCCGCATAACAACTTAATATGACTGGTCTTCCTGAATAACTTTGTGCTACTCCGATATCAGTATCAGTATCACCTACAGTAGATCTAGAAGCATTAATCGTAGCAGTTTGATAGTTAGTAGAAAGTTTAGCAGGAGTAATAGTACCGTTAGCTATATTAGCCCCAGTAATCGCCAAAGCTGCTATATTACTGCCTGTAATCGTTAATGCGGCTATCTGACTACCTGTAATCCCTGCTGTAGAAGAAATCTGGGCAGAAGTGATACCGCCGTTTTTAATAGACAATGTATTAGAACTAAGTTGTAGAGTAGTATTATCTACGTTAGTTACTGCCGCCATATTACCAGCAGAATCTAAAGTCATGATATTAGTAGTTAATGTTGGAAGCGGTAACTGGATATTGTATTGACTAGCTATTCCAGCATTAGGTCCTAATACTACTCCATTAGAAGTAAGAGCTATATTAGGTCTAATAGTAATAGATCCTATATCGAAGTTAGCAGGCGTTGTAGACCCTGTTCCTTGCTTCCAGAAGAATGTACCAGCTGCATAACTCTCACCTGGTAATGAGGCTATAGATGCGTTTACAGTACCATTAGAAGTAAGTTGGATAACATTACCAGCGCCATCATTAAAGAATAGATCATTAATAGGTGGACCTTCAGTCCCTGGAGCTACATATAATGACTGGAGTGAGCTATTAGAACCTTGGGCATCAAAAACAACATTCATTACGTTATTTAAGGTATTGTTCTGCATATCCAATAAGGCATTAATATTCATGCCTGCTGGATTGATCTGGACTCCACGTCCTGGGCTATGGTCATGTTGATCAATGAGTGTTAAGCTTGTGTTAACATCGAATGCATACTGTGGTCCTGGCTCTTGACCTACAGTAGGTATATTAAGACTCATATTAGGCGAATAGATAAAGCTCATTAAAACACCCAGATATCTGTTAAGATTGCAGCACTACTAGTTAAAGTTAAACTAAGAGTAGGATTTATTTGATAAGCAGCCTGATATACGATTGCTGGGCCTTGGGGAGCTACTAAGAACCATCCATTAGGTACCCTATCAAGCTTATGGTCGATAATAGTATTACCACTAGATAATGCTATATTCGTTAGTAACTGGCCATTAACTAATAGATTAGTTAGTACAGGATTAAGCTGACTAGCCCATCTAGTTTGCATTTGATCCATAGGAAGCTTTTGAGGGAGTTTAGCGTTAGACATTACCAACCACCGTGTCCACCGTTAAAGCCACCATTCCCATAGCCCCATCCTCTGTTACCTTTAGTATCAGAGATAGTATCAGGTTGACCTGCATCACGATTAGCGGCAGTCTCTTCGATACGGAGTTTAAGGAATCCTAACTCTGCATCTAGTTTAGTTGAATCTGATTCTTCTTTATCTAGAGCATATTTAGCCGCTCTAACGATAACATATTCAATCCAACCAGAAATACCTTGTTGGGTGATGTCTGTATCTTGTAAAAGCTCAGTCATTCTAGGGATATACCAGAGTCTTATTGCTTGTCCTGCACTAGGAGTTGGTATAAACTCGATATTGCTACCCATAACACGATACTGGAGATTAAAAACACCATAAATTGTACTAGCGGTATTAGGATAGACAAACCGATTTCTATCGATGAAGTTGAACTTATTGATAGTAACATAAGCATTAGTAGCGTTCTGTAAAGCAAGGTCTACTCCTAACAGTTTATAATAAGGAGGCGGGGTAACCGTCTGACTTGGCAAGTTAGCGTTTAAGAAGGTATTAGAGCCATTAGGAAGCGGGTATAGGAATGTAGTACCATCTGCTACGAATTGGATAGGAGGAGCTAGGAAGTAATCTTCATATACTGTCACTAATAGATCATAAAGCTCAAACATAGCCTTATTGATATTAACGTTCCATTCGGAATCAGTTAAGAATTGGCTATTAACCCTATCGGCACGCTGTTTAGACTGTAAACGAATTTGTTGCAGACTCATCTCACCTGTAGGAACTGGGATAGCTGATTGAGATAATGTAGCTGGACTAGATCCAAAACCATTAATAGCTACTACAGTGTAGTAGTACTGCGTACCTAGAGTAACTGCCGAATCAATATAAGACGTAGCTAAAGGACTACCGCTAATAGTCACTAGATTAGCGAAAGTAACGTTATCTAGACTACGTTGTATTTGATAAGAAGTAGCTCCTGGGCTTAAATCCCAGGAGATTAGATTTTGTTGGTTTCCCGTTTGAACACTGAAGTTCTGAGGGATACCAGGGATGCCAGACATGGCTTACTCCCCCTGTACGGTGACACCGCTGTTATTAAGTAAGAATGCTAGGCTAATAACAGAACCATCAGCTGGAGCTACTAAAGCACCAGAATAATCACGCGCTTGAAGGATAATCTGTGCGCCAAAACCTTGATTAGAATTAGGATTAGGAGCTATAGATAAATTAGGATCACCTACTGTTTCGATAGAACAAATACCAGATCCAGAAGCAGCTGCAGCCATAACTAAAGCTGATCCACCGATAGTCCCAGAAGCGTTAGGAACGAAAGAAACGCCTACTGCTGGTGCAATACCGCGTGGAAGACCTTTAGCTTGGAACTGAGCAGGAGTTGCACTACCTAAAGATACGATGATTACAGGTGAACCTGCAGTAACTGAAGCTGAAGAAGATCCAGATACTGGGCTAACGATAGCTTTAAAGCCTTTAAGCATGCGATTATAATTGTCTTGAAGTTGTACAACTATAACACCAACTGATCCACCTACGATTGGGGCTAATGGGATTGGTTTATTTACTGCGTTAGTGTTACTTAATGTAACAGCTGCAGTCAAACCAATCATTCTACCATTGATTGTACCAGCTTGAGTCGCTGTAACTGATGCTTGCGCGATTACGTTACCGTAGAATACTGCTCCAGCACTAGATACACCAATATTAATAGTAGCAGAAGAACCTACTGCCCAATTGATGAAGGTATTAGTTGGAGTAGCTCCACCAGTGAATGCGAATGTTGGAAGTCCACCTGCACCAGTGCCTAAAGTAGAAGCGGCTATAAAATTATAAGTACCTGCTCCATTGAAAGTAATAGTTCCTGGTCCTGATTGAGCTAAATTGAATGTACCTGAAGCTTCTTTATATGATCCTGGAGTAAATGTTTGACCATCTAGAGTAGACGACACGGCTGTAGCTGATCCTGATAATGCATTAATAGCTACAAAGGCTGCTGTAGCATCGATAAGACCTTGGTTAGCAGCTGAATCTGCTGCATGAATCGTACCAATATCTACGCTAGGAGGGAAGTTAGTTACAGAACTAAGAGTATTAGGATAAATACCCATATCGCCTGTTACTACAGAACCTGCTCCAGTACTACCAGTGATAGCAGAAGCAGCCAAGATAGCAAAGTTTGCTGCAGTAGCGAGGTTAATAGAGTTAGAAGGAGCGGGTGTCGAAGATTCTACTAGAGG